CAGATGACAAGTTCCCCTTCTTGTTGTCTCGGTTCGCGCTCAAACAATAAACGAAAGGGAGTGGCGTAATGGCCAACCAATACGACGATGATGACTTCGATGACGAGGTTGTTGATAACGGTCCAGCGAACCTTCGCAAAGCTCTGAAGAGGGCTGAGAAGGAACGTAATGCTCTTCAGGAGCAGTTGGATGCTGTTAAGTCTAACCTCCGCCAGCGTTCTGTCAAAGACGTTTTGGAGACTAAGGGTGTGAACTCTAAGATTGCTGCGTTTATTCCTAGCGATCTTGAAGCACCCGAACAGATTGCTGCTTGGCTTGACGAATACGCTGACGTGTTCGGTTTTGCTCAGGCACAGTCTGAAACGACGGAAACGTCTGAGAATGATGCGGCTATTCAGCGTATTGAATCGTCCACTAATAATGCGGTTACTCCTAGTCGTGATGCAGATTTGTTTAACAAGATTGCGTCTGCGACTACTAAGGAAGAACTTGCACAAATTATGGGACATGTTCCTCAACGTTTGCGTTAAGCCACATTAACCCAATTTATTGAAAAGGAGTAACTTAGATGGCAAACACACCTTATGGTTCATCTAATACTTACACCGACACTTCGGGAAGTTCGCTTGGTACATCACTTGTACAGGCAGCCTATGACCGTTATGTCGAATTTGCACTTCGTGCAGTCCCACTAATCCGCGACGTTGCTGACAAGCGTCCAGTTCAGCAGGCTATGCCAGGTTCATCTGTCGTATTCCAGTTGTACACTGACCTTTCAAAGGCAACTACTGCTCTATCTGAAACAGTTGATCCTGACGCTATCGGTTTCGGAAACACCACAAACGTTTCTGTAACTCTTGCAGAATACGGTAACGCTGCTCTTGCTACACGCAAGCTTGAACTGTTCTCTTTGTCTGACGTTGATCCAGCTATTGCTGACATCATTGCGTTCAACATGGCTGACAGCATTGATGAAGTTGCACTTACTGAACTTCGTTCCGGTACTAACGTAATTTACGGTGACGGTACTTCTACCGCTTCTGTAACTTCGGCAGGAACTATTAGTTCTGCTGATGTACGTAAGGCTGTTGCCAAGCTTCGCACCAACAAGGCTGTGCCACGTGTAGATGACCTCTACTGGACTGGTATCCATCCTGAAGTTTCACACGATCTTCGTGCAGAGACTGGTTCTGGCGGCTGGCGTGAAGCGCACGTCTACAACGAGTCTGGTGCAGGTCAGCTTTGGCCTGGTGCTATTGGCGTTTACGAAGGTGCTATGTATGTTGAATCTCCACGTCTGTACTCAGGTGTAGTTAGCGGTATTCAAAACTACGAAGGTGCAACCACTTCAACAACCTTGACTAAGGCTGCTGCTTCTGGTGCTTCTGGTGCGTTCACTATCGTATTCGGTTCAGCAATCGATTCATCTATTCAGGTTGGTTACGTTATCTCTGGCACTAACACTGCCGGTGGTGCAACTGCTCCTGGTTCAGGTGTTGCTGCTGCTTCATACGCTCGTATCACTGCTATCTCGGCAGATCGTCTAACGATTACTGTTGACTTGGCTAACACTGGTGCTGTTGGAACAAACACCATCACGTTCACTGCAACGACCAAGGTTTACCGCACTATTGTTGCTGGTAAGCAGGCTCTTGCAGAAGCGATTGCGGAAGAGCCACACGTGGTTATCGGCCCTGTCGTTGACAAGTTGATGCGTTTCCGTCCAATCGGATGGTACGGCGTTCTCGGTTTCAAGATTTACCGTCAGGAAGCCCTGTACCGCATTGCTACTAGCTCAAGCATCGCTTCCTAGTATCAACCCTTGGTGTGTTACCCCTGTCTGTATGGGCAGGGGTAGCACTACCTTCCTACAAGTTTAAAGGAGCCAGCAGATGACGCAATACTATTTCATTCCCCCAACTGTGGATGAAGGTCCTGCTGGTAACAACCGTCTGTTTTGGCGTTACAAACTAACCCGTGCAGATACGGTTATCAAAAATGCGGATGGCTCGTATTCGCATTACCGTGCGCCTGGTGTTGAGCAGCTTGCTCCCGGCACGGTCTTTTATCAAGGTGGACACATCTATCCGATTGATGAAGGCGAAAGACAAAACCTTATTGCATACGGTTACGGTTCACAGATTGTTACAAAGGAGCAGACTTAATGAAACCAGGCAGATACAACTTTAGTTTTGTGCAAGGTGACACGTGGACTACTGCACCACAGTGGAAGATCAACAACATTTATGTCATTGTTACTGGCTACACAGCCAAAATGACTGTACGTAAATCTATTGGTTCTTCTAATACCGTGTTCGAATTTTCTACCACTAATGGTCGTATTACTGTCGGATCGTATGACGGTAAGTTTACTTTGTTTGCTTCAGCTGCCGATACTGCTTCTGTTCCTGCCGGTAACTATGTTTACGATTTTGATGTTGTTTCCCCGTCTGGTGTTTCTACTACTTTGTTGTCTGGTGGTTTTCAGGTGATTGGTCAGGTGAGTTCGTGACTTCTTATAGTATTCAAACTACGTCTGTTGTTGAGATTCCTACGACTGTTAATGTCATGGATGCTACTTCTACTTCGGTTGATGTGGTTGAGGTTGGTTTGATTGGCCCGCAGGGTTCTGTTGGTGCTCAGGGTTTAACTGGTGCTACTGGGCCTAAGGGCGATACTGGTGCAGCGGGTCAAGGTGTTCCAATCGGCGGTACAGCCAATCAAGTTTTAACAAAAATTGATGGCACTAACTACAACACAAAATGGTCTGATCCTACAGGAATTGTTAATGTTAAAAATTATGGGGCTAAAGGTGATGGCAGTACAGATGATACAACAGCAATTCAAAATGCTATTGCATCAAATAATAATGTTTATTTTCCTTCTGGAATTTACATTGTTAGTGCTTCACTAACTATTAACAAAAGTAATTTTTCTTTAAGTGGTGCAGGAATTGATAACACTATTATTAAAGCAAAAAATTCAACATTAAATAATTGGACTATTATTGATTTTAGAACATCTGGTTCAGATTATTCTAATGTTCAATTTTCTAATTTTACTATTGATGGCAATCAATCAAATCGAACTGGATTTTCTGGTGGCAACGGCATAATGGTTTTATGTGCTTCAGCTAACATTATTAGCAATACCGTAATTGATGGTATTAAAGTTTTAAACAATTCTAATTCAGGTATTCTTCTTCAGGGATATGGAAATGGAATAGAAGATTCTTACAAAATTGAACAAACACTTATTAAAAATTGCCAAATTGTAAATAACTCTGGCGTTGGTTTATCTCAATTTAAAACAAACAATTCAACAATTGTAGATAATGTTTTCAGCAATAGCGGTTTAGAAAATTTAACTATTGATGTTTCTTCCAATAATCATATTGTTGATGGAAATAGATTTTTTAAACATTTAGGCGGAACTGGAAATATCGGAATTGATTCTGGTAATTGTTTAGTTTTTTCCAACAATTATATTGATAATGAAAATAATTCTTCTGCTACTTCAGGTAATAGAAACGGAATTTCTTTTAATTCTCAATACAAAAAATCTAACGACGTTTCGGTTTCTGGAAATGTTATTTTAAATTGTTTAAATTATGGAATTAATTTTGCAAATAATGTTGGAAATAGTTTTGGAACAGTTAATGGATTTTCATTCAATGGGGATATTGTTGGAAGTGCAATAGTTTCTGGAAATGTTATTTCAAACTCTGGTGTTAAAGATATTTACATTGGAGCTACCAGTGAAGTTGTTGTTGTAAAAACAAACAAATTTAACACTTACGCACTACAAACTCCTTCAAGTAATATTAAAATTTTTCAAGATGAAAATTTAAGTGTCCAAGATGGAACCACTTCGCAAAAAGGCGCGGTTCAGTTATCAGATTCTGTTAGTACAACTGATTCAACTAAAGCAGCTACACCTACAGCAGTAAAATCTGCCAACGACAATGCAAACAATAAAGTTGCTTCAGTTTCTGGCACTTCCCCCATATCGGTTTCAACGGGTACAACACCGACTGTGAGCATTGCCGCCGCTTCTACAACGGTTGCTGGTGCAGTTCAACTTACCGATTCAATTTCTAGCACTTCTACAACTACTGCTGCGACACCTAACAGTGTTAAGACAACTTATGATCAATTGGCCAACAAGGCTGGTTTAGCAGTTGCTAATACTTTCACGCAAGGTCAAACGGTTTCCTCAACTGGCAATGCTTCATTAACCCTCAACTCTGGTACTAGCGGCGCACCGGGTAATCAAGTTTCGTTTGTGGACATGAAACTTGACGGGGTACTCAAGGGAAACATTGCCATCAACGAAGGCACAACTGGAACTCCGCTAGAAATAAATAGTGCAGCGACAACTGACGTTGCTTTGGTTACTGGTGGCGGAAATGTTGGTATTGGCACAAATGCTCCAACAGCCAAGTTGGATGTGAACGGAACTGTCAAAGCAACTTTGCTGTCAGGTCCATTGACAGGTAACGTGACAGGTAACGTTTCTGGATCGTCAGGTAGCACTACGGGTAATGCTGCAACTGTGACTAATGGTGTTTACACCACTGATACTGGCACTGTCACTTCAACCATGATTCTTAATGGAACTATTCTTGATGCTGACATAAATGCTTCGGCTGCTATCGCTGCTTCAAAGATTTCTGGTTTAGTTCCACAAACACCACCAAACAATACTTGGATTGGGTCTGGAGGCAGAACTAGCACAACGGGTGACCAAACAAACATAAATGGTACTTTGCGTATTGTCCCTTTCTGGATTACTACTGCACGTACACTTGATGCAGTGGCGGTTCTTATTGGGTCTGGTGGTACTGGTTCTTCTGGTGCTCTTGCTCGTGTCGGTATTTGGAACGCTGATGCAAATGGTGCACCTTCAACACTTGTTAGAGATTGTTCAACGGTTGCTTTGACTGGTACTGCTGGAACTGTTGCGCAAATCTCAAGCCTTGCTCAGTCACTTCCTGCTGGTGGTTATTGGATTGGAGTAGCCATTCAAGGTGCGCCAGTAACTTTGCCTTACATGGTAACAAACAATACCCCAATATTTTCTCCTTATAGCTATTCGTTTCAAGCAACTAGTACCACAGCTGCGGCAACAGATTTTCTTGGGAACAACACCTACAGAGCAATTGGTGTTACTGGAGCCTTTGCTTCAACTGTTCCGTCATTCACATACAACTCTGACAATATATCCCCTATCAAAGTGATTTGGAAGTTCAGCGCATAATGGCTTGCCGAACTGGTTGTCCTACACAAGACTGTGATTCATACGCTGACTGCTGCAAAGGTGTAGCAATAAACAAAAGTAGCTTGAGGCCATAAAATTATGTCTATGATACATACACATGTAGCCAAGATTATTGCTTGGAAACTAGACGAAAAAGTTAACAGCATACCTGCAAAGTATGGCTGTACCGGATGCGACCTAGAGTCCCTTGAACCTCCACGTGCAACAGCACCCGTTGTGGAACATACCCATACAGAATTTGTGGACGGATGTTTCGCCTGCAAAGTTACCACCATTCAGTTGAATCCTGGTGACGCTTCCTCAAACAAAGCCATGTCTAAAAAGAAATGGGATGGCGAACTGGACGCTTACGCTAACGCTAGGGCACAAGGTATCCAACCTTCTGGCACTTCGATGAAGCAAGTCATTGAGGCTGAGAAGGCTTCGGATACTTTAGGCACTGCATACAATGGCGAAAAGATGATGCCAGCAAACAAAATCACTAAGGCTCACGCCCAAGTTATGAAGGAAGTAGGAATCTAATGGCTATGAAGAAAATGTCTGATGACAAGAAGCAGGACGCTAAAGCTATGAAGGGTTTGTCTCCTGCAAAGAAGGCTGCTTTCAAGAAGGCCGATGTTGCAATGGATAAAAAGGGTCTTACCCGTAAGCAAGATGTTAAGGCTGATAAGGCTTTGGCTGCAAAGTTGAAGAAGAGTAAGTAGTCATGGCTACTAAGAAGGATCCTCGTCTGGAACGTGCAGGTGTATCTGGCTACAACAAGCCGAAGGCTACGCCTAGCCATCCTACAAAGTCGCATGTTGTTGTGGCTAAAGAGGGTGACCAAGTTAAGACTATTCGTTTTGGCCAGCAAGGTGTCAAGGGTTCTCCTGATGGGTCGGCTCGTAATGATGCTTTCAAGGCACGTCATGCTAAGAACATTGCCAAGGGCAAAATGTCTGCGGCTTATTGGGCTAACAAAGTGAAATGGTGAACAGTTATGGCTGTTAAAAAAGGTATGGGATTTAAGGCTGCACAGCAGTCTATCGCTAAGAAGCAAGGTATCCCTATGAAGAACGCTGGGGCTATTTTGGCTGCTGGTGCACGTAAGGCTGGCCCTGCTGCTGTCAAGGCTAATCCTAATTTGAAAAAAGTATCTGGCATGAAAGCCAAGAAGGGTAAGTAGTTATGTGTGTTGAGTGTGGATGTAACAAGATCCGTATCGGTGCGACTACCGGCGATAAGAAGGTTGGCCGTCCTGACCTTCCCGGTGGTGGCTATTCAGGTATTGGTGGCCGTCCAATGCCTAAAGGCAAAGGCAAGTAACAAAACTTCTATTTAAGGTGGGTACATTATGGCGTACATTCCAGGCAAAACACTTCAATACCACATGAACCGTTTGGCAGGAACGTTAAACAGTTTTGATGTACCCACTTTAGATGCACAGGGTGCAGCAAATGTTTGGGCAGGAACTACAGGTCTTGCTATTGTTGGTGCACTCAACTACAAGGCTGGCACGTCTGGTCTTGAACTACAAGGTGTATTGAACAAACTTGCAGGCACTACTGGCCTTGGTGAGAATGAAGCTTCGGCACGTATTCAACCTTGGTACACAAGTATTCCTACTACGACAAGTTTGTCTGCTTGGTACGATGCTTCAGCAGTTAATGGAATTGTAAACCCTAACCCTGACAATAATGCGAATGTTTCCGTATGGAACGATCTGTCTGGTAATGGAAAAACTTTAAACCAGTTAAGTGGAACATCACCAACTTTTGCTTCTGCACCTATCAACAATCAACCAGCAGTATTGTTTGGTGGACAGTTTACGGGTTTGTACACTTCGACAGCGTATCCTCTTACGGCAGCAAAAAGTATTTATGCAGTGATGCAACGCACATCTAATGGCACAAATAATCAAAACATTTTTGCTCAACGTAACCCTTCAACATTACATCAAGGTTTTCAGATTCGTTTTAATTCGGCTGCTAATCCTGCTGCGCTGGATTATCGTGTAGCAACATCGCCAGATAACGCCACGATTACTGGCACTGCTACCGCAGCAACTGGAACAACCTATGTACATTCCATGATTGTTGCCGGTTCTGGTGTTACACCCACCTCCTACAGTGGTTACCAGAATGGTTCTTTGAAAGCTACTGCTACTGCTAACGGTGGATTTTTTACTGAATCAACAAACACTTTTAGTGTTGGTGGTGTTCCATCTTTGTACGATAACGCTGTTGGTTACTACGCAACAATTCTTGTCTACGACATTGCACACACTAATGCTGAACGTTTATCTATCGAACGTTGGCTTGGTTCACGTTACAACATCACAGTAGCATAAGGGGAAACAGTGACTACTTTTAAAGACCTTGTTGATGAAGTTGTTATTCGCGTATCGGGTTACACGCAACGTCAGGATCAGGCAACGTATCTAGTGCAAGCTGTTACGGATACGCCCGGAACTACTTCTATTTCTGCTGCAACAGGTAATGGAACTACTATTACTTACACGGTTGCCAACTCTTCTTTTATGATTGTCGGAAGTTCTGTAACTATTTCTGGTTTAAGTTCATTAAATTTTGCTAATGCAACTATTGCTAGTATTCCGAGCAAAACAAGTTTTACTGTAACTAATTCTACTGCGGGAACTATTAGTGGACAGTCTGGAACAGCTGCAATTCAAAACCCTACATACAACACATCTGACTGGTACTACCAAGTTAAAGTACAAGATGGTGCATCGTTGTCTCGCGGAATGATTGAGATTGACGATGAACTCATTTGGATTGACAACTTTGATCAGGTAAATAACATTGGTTACGTTTCTCCCGATGGTCGTGGCTATCGTGGAACGATGGTTAGTGAACATAAATCTGGAACACGTGTCACAATCAACCCTTCCTATCCACGTTCAGTGGTGCAGAAGGAAATCAACAACGCTATCACCGGTGTTTATCCTGACCTGTTTGGTGTGTACTACACAACATTCCCATTTGTTGCTGCACGTAACACATACCCGTTACCTTCCGAAGCATTAAACGTGTTGGCCTGTTCGTGGCAAACCATTGGTCCTTCAAAGGAATGGCTACCTGTACGCCGCTGGCGCATTGATAAGACTGCCAACATTGCATCTTTCAGCACTGCCCGTACCTTGTCTGTGTACGACGGCATTGTTCCTGGTCGTACCGTGCAAGTTATCTACAGTAAAAAACCTACAGAGTTGTATCTAAATTCTGACGATTTTACTGATTCTGGCCTTGACGAATCTACCCGCGAAACTATCATCCTTGGTGCTTCATACCGTATCGCTGCCTACCTTGATGCTCCACGTGTTACTGGTATGTCTGTTGAAGCTGACGCTTTAGATCAGTCAAACCCTTCAGGTGCAGGTACGCAAGTTTCACGCTATCTCTTTGCACAATACAAGGAACGTTTGCTTGTTGAGATTCGTAGGCAAGAAGAACTTTACCCACCTCGCGTCCACTACACACGATAAGGCACTGCTATGGCTGTTAACCGTTACTACTCTTCAACTGCTGTTGATACCAATTTGGCTGTAGGTATTGATGCTGCTGCTACTTCCATTGTTGTAGCTTCCGTCACTGGTTTCCCAGCCTCATACCCTTACACTTTAGCAGTCGACTATGACACTTCCCTTGAGGAACTTGTAAACGTTGTGGGTGCTTCTGGTACTACGTTGACGTTGGGTACAACTGTTGGTGTTGCTGACATTAGTGGTCGTGGTGTGGATCAGGGTGCAGGGTATCGCATTGCTCATGCTGCTGGTGCTACAGTCAAGCACATTATTTCTGGGCGTGATGTTCGTGAACCGCAGGAGCACATTGCTGCCACAACATCTGTGCATGGTATTGCTGATACTGCTGCCCTAGTCACTGCATCTAGCACCACAGTTATGACCAACAAGTCTTTGACTGCGCCAACATTGACCGGAACGGTTGATGTTACTGCTGGCACTATTGCTTTAGGCACGACTGGAACTATCACATCTAACAGCACCACCATTACTGCTGCAGAACTTGGCTATGTTGATGGTGTTACATCAAACATTCAATCACAATTCACCACAATTAACAGCACAATTTCTGGCATTGGTGTCTGGCAAGATTACACGCCAACATGGTCTTCTGCCGCAGGCGGTGGAACAGCTTGGAATTATGGTACGGGTAGCACTGTTGCAGGACGTTACGTACAGATAGGTAAAACTATTCATTTTAAAGCCAAGGTTACGTTAGGCACTTCACCTACTATCGGAACTAACACTGGCACTTTTACTCTGCCGGTCAATCCTGTTGATGCTTTTGTTACAGTCAATGGTTACTACAAGGGTTCTGTGGCAACTATCGATGTGACTTCACAGATGACTAGCGGATCAACTACCGCAACTCTTTCCCCTGTCACCACAAATGCTTACACTACTTCTGCTACTGCCTATGCTCGTTTTGGTGGAACAGTTAATGCTGCTTTAACTGCACACGGTATTACTCCAGCATCAAGTGACATTGTTTTTGTTTCAGGAACATACGAGGCTGCATAACAATGGCCAACACTGCAACCATTATTGGTGTTAGTTATGTTGACCTACCGTCAGGTTCACCTACACGTAGGGAAGTAACCTACACTGCAACTAATTCATTCAATGCTGGTGATGTAGTTACTGTCACAGGTATTACACCATCAACATTAAACCTGTTGTCAAGTAAATCTTATGCAGTAGTATCCGCATCTACAACAAGTTTTACTGTTTGGGCTGCCTTAGCAGACGTGTCAGGAACATACGTTTCAGGTGGCGTAGCCACACTTGTTCCACAAACCACTTTCAGCATCACTGACCCTATGGTTGATCCTATTGGTTTACCTGCAACAGTCAACAACACTTACGCCAATACACAAAACGTTTACGACATTGCTGTAGCCGGTGAACCATTCTTCATTGCGGCATCAAATACTTACCCGTACCGTCGTGAAACAGCATCGTACAAGCGCACACAGCTTGACACTACACAGTCTCCTGGTGAGCAAACGTTTGAGGGCTGGTGGCTACGGTCACAAAACAGTTTCCATCTCGGTACAGGTATCAACTTCCTTGAACCTTTGCAGGGCCAAGATGTTGTGTACCGTTTCAACAAGTCAAACGGTGTTGATCCTTGGACTGCTGGTCAGGTGTCGCTACTGCCAGATACAACATCTGTTATCAGCACCACAAGTGTCAGCAACATGATTGGTGGCACTGATAGTGCCGGTGTTGATGTAGTTGTTGTTGCTGATGGTTCTGCATTGAAACGTATCACTGCTGCTGGTGCAGTTAGCACTATCACGTATGGTGGTTCGGGAACTATCTTGTCGCTCACAAGCGATGGCGTGAACTATTATGCTGCTACCGCTACAGGTGTTTACAAAGGTACACTGGCCGGAACGCCAACCACTACACCTATCTTTACGTACAGCAGTGCCACAAACGTAGTTATTGGTTGGGTCAAGCAACGTTTGATTGCAGCTGTGGACAACAAGATTTATCAAGTTGTTCCAATAATAACGCACACCATTACTGCTACTGAGATTGTTAACAATGTTGCTACTGCAACTATTACTCCAGCAAACAATTTCCGTCCAGGCGATCCAATAACTATTTCAGGTGTTGGCACTACAGGTGCGGCATACAATGGTACGTGGGTAGTTTCTGCTGTACCTAGTGCTAATACTGTTTCTTGGTCACATGCACACGCAGACCAAGACTACAACACAAACACTGGTTCTCTAGTTTTAACCAACAACAACAGCAACCCTATCTATGTGCATCCGACAGCAACATGGAAGTTCACTTCAATTGTTGAAGGCCCAACAGCTATCTACCTTGGTGGCTACAGTGGTATCAACTCAACCATTATCAAGTTAACTCTCGAAACTAGTGGTGCTGTTCCTTCTTTGACTGCTGCTGCTACTGCTGCTGATTTCCCTGACGATGAATACGTGACAAGCCTTGGCTCATACCTTGGCAAGTTTGTTACTATCGGCACAAATAAAGGTATCCGTGTAGGTGTTATTGACTCGTCTGTGTATGGTCAAGGTTACATTGCCTATGGACCTTTGACTTACAAGAAACCTGCCGGAA